ACACAGGAAGTTCAGGATGCTCTTTTAGCACTTAAAAATGCTGCAGAATCATCCGGATAGTGATTGTTATAAACAGTGTAATAAATAATCAATAATAATAGGGAATGGACTTGTTGTCGACATATAGTGGATTTGGATATGCTGAATCAGTTGGAATACCTAGTTATGTGCTTTGGCCTATGATAATCTTTATTTTGCTGTTTATTGTGTTTGTAGTCATGCTATACACGAATCAAAATCCTGGGATTCAGGACTATATGCCCGATATGGTTCAACTCAATAAGGCAAATTATCCCCTTGGCTCGAATCAGGCTCAACAGATTTTATTCTCAGGATCCGGTGCGACTATTGCGGGCCTCTTTAATGTGACGATTGGTGATCGCACAAATCAGACAACCGCTAATAACTACACAACCCTATTCGGCGTTCGTGGATCCATAGAGTTTCAACTAGCTCCTGCGTCTGTTTCTACAACAGATAGTACAGCACGGCTCCTTATTGCGAGTCAAGCGGGTGCTGAGGTAGTGTCTCTCCCTCCCTTACCGGCTCAGAAATGGGTCTTTATTGCTGTCCTACGTGATGGGAGGCGATTTGATGTCTTATATAATGATCGTATTGTAGGAAGTCATCGCCTGGATTCCTTTCCGAATGTTGGCATTCAGAATCAGTTCCAAGTAGGCTCGGATCCTCGAACATCTACTGCCCCAGCGCGGTTCCTCGGGCAAGCAATCCATTTGTTTGCTATCAATTCTCGTATGTCTCCCGCGGATCTTGCTATTCTAAGAGCAAAATATGTGGATACAACGGGAGCGCCTCCAGATCCTATACCATTCCCTTTTCCTCTTACATTGCCTAGCTTACAAACCCTGTGTATTCCCGGTATTCCCTGTAAGCCCGTTAATAAGCCACCCCCCAATCATTTACAGGCCTGGAGTAGTCCATATGCTTAGATTGCTGGTAGTATTTTAAATATTGGCTTATGACAGAATTATGGCGGACGCTCCTAAATCAATTATACAGATAATTATTTTGATACTGGGTTTAATTGGCTTATATTATCTATATAAGTATCTCTTTTCATCTAGTCAGTCAGCGGCCATTATTATTCAGGGCAAGCAAAATGCGACTAGTTATGGCCCTAGAAAAATAGAAACCAATTTGATTCCGCCAATTTATATGGGGGGTGAATTCTCTGTTTCAACGTGGATCAATGTCAATAATTGGGGCATCCGATCTGGTGCCAATAAATCCATTCTTCGTATCGGCGGAAACAATTTTGATACTATTCGCATTTATTTGGGGGCTGTTGCCGCCCAGCTAATGGTTCGTTTTGACACCAAACAAGGGTCCTCCTCTACGGCATCAAATGATCGTTTGGCAATCAGCGATAATGTTCTGTCCCAGCCAGCCACGAGTATGATGCCCGAGACCTATTCGTCTCTGACCGGCAATGGCGCGACAGCCTCAAATGCGTGTGATATTCTCCAGATCGACATGCAGCGATGGGTTCATTTGGTGGTGGCTGTAAATGGTATGACTTGCGATGTCTATCTTGATGGAAAGCTAGCTCGCAGTTGTATATTGGATAACTATTATAATGTCGACCCGAATTATTCTGTGAATATTTTGGATGATGGTAAGGGAGGCGCAGGAGGCTTTGGTGGCGCAATCTCTACAACAAAGATTTACGGACAGGCTTTGGGCCCCGATGCGGTCTATCAGGACTATATGGCTGGACCTGAGCCTGTTACAAATTTCTTAGAGTATATTGTATCTTTCTTTCAGCCATCCGCTGCCTATTAATTACAATAGGATAGTTACAATCTAAAAATTTATTAATAATGGTATTTTTATTATTAATAAATTACGCTATAATCTAATAGAGTGAGATGAACAGCGCATCGGCATCATTAGGCTTTGGATCCTCATCCAACTATATTACAGAAATTATTACAGGGTTAGTTGCTGCCATCGTCCTATACGTTGTTCTTGGTTCTATGGAACTTCTTTCAAACTATATGAATCGTTTGGATGCGAATCGTGTCGAGTTATTACCTGATACGTATTCTATGGATTCAAGAATGATACAGATTCCCCAGAATCCAAACCTTCCCACGGCAAAAACGGCGACCCTTTCGAGTAATGAAAGCACGGGTATTGAATTTAGTTATAGCTTCTTTCTGAAGGTACCTCAACAGGCATTTTCAGATGGTATAGGTCTCCGCCATATCTTTCACAAGGGAAGCCCCAGTCAGTTCCCCCTCCTCGGTCCCGGTGTCTACATGAATAATAATATTAATACACTTCGCATCTACATGAATACATATGATACATGGAATAATTACGTGGAAGTACCAAACTTTCCCATTGGCAAATGGTGCCATGTAGTGATTGTATGTCGTTCTATGCATTTGGAGATTTATGTGAATGGCAATATTGCTAGTCGCCTGGGATTTGATATTGCTCCCCCCTACCAAAACTACGGAGATATCTATGCGTTCTCGGGTCAGAAACCCAGCGCACCTTCATCATCGCTTCCAAGTTTAAATAGCGATAAGACCTTTGAAATCAAAGGGGCCTGTCAGGGTCAACTCAGTCGTTTGCTCTATTTTAACTATGCACTTAGTTATTCTGAGATTAATACACTGATGAACCAGGGCCCTAGTTCTAAGATGGATTCGATGGATGATACAAAATCAACAACCTATTTAACAGATAATTGGTGGACGGCAGATTTCACCCAATAGCACTTTAAATAGCTCTGCTATTTAAAGCGCCCAAATATGCTTTAATTGGCAGAAATGATTAAAGCGCCTTTATACCAAAGGGCTATTCGCCCGTTGGTATAAAGAATATAATACCATAAGACAATTAGCGATGCCAGGAGGAGGACTCTATGTACTTGTGGCCTACGGAGCACAGAACGTGCTTCTTAGCGGCAATCCCGACTTCACCTACTTCTACAAAAACTACAAAAAATACACACACTTCTCCGAGGAGTCTGTGACACAGCCCATGGATGGCACCCAAGAACTCTCCATCGACCAGCCCATCCAAGTTCGTCTCAAGGTTCAGCGTGTAGCTGATCTTGTCCGCGACATGTATCTTGTAGTTAATTTGCCCGATATCTTCTGTAAGTGGCTCAATCTTAATGATCCTACGATAAATCGCAGATCTCAGTTGAATTTCAATTGGACTCGCTATATCGGCTGTCGCCTTATTCGACAGATCGCATTCTATATCGGCGGTCAGAAAATCCAGGAGTTCGACGGAACCTACATGATCGCCAAGGCCCAAGCAGATCTTTCCAATACGAATCTCCAGAAGTGGCGGCGGCTCATCGGTGATGTCCCCGAACTCTATGATCCCGCTGCTGGCATCTATGCCGGCGGCAGTGCCTCCGCCGGCTATCCCCTGGTCTATCCCGATGTATCAGGAGGGAACATCAATCGCCCCTCCATTTTCGGCCAGGAACTCATGATTCCTCTACCCTTCTGGTTCACAGAGGCAACCTTTAATGCGCTCCCCCTCCTCTCCCTCCAATACCAAGAGTGCGAAGTCCAGATCACCTTCAACCCTATCAATCAACTCTATCAGGTTCTCGATGCAAACGGACAGGTGGTTGCCCCCGGCTTTATTCAACTACCTCCTCTGATAACTGAGCCCACGAATCCCTCCTATATTCAGTCCAATTCACCCTTTGATGGAATTGGCAACTTCCTGACGGACTGGACGGTGGCGCCCCCCCTTATTCCAACATGGCAGCTCAATCCGCGCATCCAGTCCACCTACATCTATTTAACAGACGAGGAGCGCCAACATTTTGCTGCCACACCCCTTCAATATGTGGTTCGCCAAGTCACCCCCTATGTCTTTAATGGGCTCCTGGGCCGCCAACTGGTCGAACTGAGGACACACAATCCCATAAATCGTCTCTTTATTGTTCCGAGCCGCTCCGACTCCCTCATGTTTCGCAATGATGTAGCGAACTGGACGAACTGGCCTCTTGCCAATAAAACACCCTACATTCCACCGGCAACTCTGTATCCGCCCTTTGTTGTTGCGGCAGAGGCCACCGGTCGTCTTATCCAAGTGGCAGGTCAGCGACCCATTCTTCGAACGCTACGGCTCCTGGGCGATGGCAATGAGCTTCAGGAGGAGAAACCTATCCAGTATTATACGGACGTGGTAGCTTGGAAGTATCTCGGTGGCCGCCCCGATCCTAATCTCATTGTGTATCCCTTTGGACTTCATACACCAGGGACCCAGCCCGACGGATCCCTCAATTCGAGTCGCGTGCGCCTTCTCCAGGCAGATCTCAACCCCTATCCGTTACTTGCCGACACATATTACTCCTATAATTTCACAATCTATGTCGAAAATATCAATTGGGTCACTATCAGCTCTGGTTTGGGCGGATTGAAGTACGCACTGTAAATTGTAGACAATTAACTTTGAAACGAAACCATAGAGAAATGGATACGGTCGGTCCTATCCTACAAACAGGGATCAATTATGTCAAGCAATTAAATCCGATGAATTCCTCTTTTCTAAGATCGGTGCCAGGTGTTTCCTATGTGTTGGGACCAGAAGAAGCGTTTGATGATCCTAGCGGAGATGTCAGTGGTAATATATTAGGCAATTTACCAATTGATACTAGCACTAATAACGCTGCTCCAAGTGGATCGGTTATTGACTTGATAAATGCTGCAATTGCCGATCCTAGTACAACAAATATTCTGAATATGGTGTTAGCCCTATTATATTATATGATGATTATTCTGTTAGGTAGTTTTATAGCGAATGATCTTATCTTTGCTCATTGGACTGTCCGTCTCTTTTCCTTTTCATTTTTCATGTTCTTAGCAATAAATACTGGGATTGCGGTAGTTCCTGTTGCGGCCTATTATATCATATCGGCATTGTACTATGCCTATTTAAATTTCCGAGATAATCCTGCGATTAAACATCCTCTAATACCTCCCCACTATGCTATGCTTCCCCTTATGACAAGTCGTGGAAATCGATTTGACTTTCTAAATCCATTCTGCTATTTTAAGCGGGGGGATGATATGAAGGATCCTGCCTATTACTTTTATAAACGTGATGAAACAGAGCGCAAGGCCTTTTTGGATTCCCTTATTCCGAACCTACAGGGACTCAAACAAAATGCAACCTATAAGTTCTCGGAACTCAATCAAAAATTCAATACATTTTACAAGGCATTAAATGAACCCTTTTTGAAAACTGGATTAACAAATGATGATAAGAAGAAGAAAGATGCTGAAACTGAAACAGCAAATATAGAACAACAACTTATGGGGGCTATTTTAAAGACGACTGGAACTAGGGCAAAGACATATATTAAATCAAT